AAAGATATGTAGTAAGCCAGTCCCGCCGCTAAACAGGGGTAGAAACGAAACGGCACATCCATTGTGTTGACCGCAGCATCCCCATCATCAATACGAGTTAAAGCGTTATATACAATAACATCTGTGCTATTATCCGGAGTGGGCCACACACGAAGACTAGGAGTTACTTGTCTGTCTAAGAAGAACTGGGTAGGACGCCCTTCAGTAGCTTTGTTTGGAATATTTAAGTCATCGTCCCGACTAACACGAGTTAGAGCAAAGTCTGTGCTGCTACGAGTTACCACCGCACTTAGTATATCAATAACATCTTCGGATAGAGCGTAAGTTCTAGTGCCAGAAGTAAGAGCTTGCGTTCTTTGTGCAATGGTCCATTGATTTAATCCTCTGTTAGCCCATTCTGCCAACATAAGATTTAAAGAACGCCTTGCTGTGGTTAGATCGTAACCAGTTCGCACTTCTAATCCGCAACGCTCAAACGCTTCTTCAACGTACTCAGCTACGTCTAGTTCAAAGTTTACGCTTCCTGATACCGCCATTATTTATCCTTCGCATACAAATTATCGAAGATCTGATTTACATCCATTGTATAGTCTAAATCAGACTTTGAATAGTGTATATGCTGTGAAGGTAAGAAATCTGGTGCACCTTGCCCCGTTTCAAACCAAGCTGGGTGTGTAACACGAACACGATTATTAGGTAAGGCCACTATATTTCCAGTCCACTCACCGGCGTCTAACAACTCTAAAACATGGCTTTGTTTATGCTGTGCAGGGTCATCGGCTATCTCACTTTCAGTATAATCTACAGTGAAATAATATTTAGCTGGAAAAAAATCAGGCCCTATTTTAGCTAACCACGGACAAGGATGAGCTCTATCTAAACGATAAACAGCGTGTGTATGGGACATACAGTCCCAAGGTTGCGCCAAATGGACAGGCATAGGTTCTGGCCATTCTTCATAAGGCGTGTCACCAACAAGGGCTGTTATGGGCATTCGGGCCCACATGGCTCCACCGTGAACATTAGGTTCGTCCGTGTCATCAGCCTCACAGCCGGTGAATATCATCTGAAAACTTAAACACCGGCTGGGCATGGTGGTAACTGCAATTGCCATAGCGTGAAGAAACTCGCCATGATAATTAGAGTGATTACACGTATACTCTCTTCGCACCCAACACTTGAAATGCGGAATATTACTTTGAAGATAGGGCAAGATCTTATACCTTGCCGCCTTTAGCCATGCCCTTCTTCTTCATCATGCCGCCACCGGCCATCTTCTGGACCTTACCACCTTTAGCATAACCTTTTTTCTTCATCATGCCGCCACCGGCCATCTTCTGGACCTTACCGCCTTTGGCATAACCCTTCTTCTTCATGCCAACCTTACCGCCTCTGGCCATGCCTTTAGCTTTTACTTTACCGCCTTTAGCCATGCCTTTTTTCTTCATGGTAGGGGCTACGTTGCCAACAAGGCTAGACGCATACTCATCCATTGTCATAAATTCTTTTGCCATTTTACGCTCCTATGCTTGACTTACAGAACCTTTGGTTCTCTTCCTACGGTTAGCCATAACAGCACCACAACCTCGTGCTACCGCGGTTCCCGCAATTCTTTTACCTTTAAACGGTCTTTTGGGCTTTGTCACGGCCCCACCATTTTTTAAACCTGTTACCTTCGCAGCTTTCGTATTAGCGACTGTAGTTTTTCCTTTAGAGCCTGCCCGCTTCTTTTTACGAGCCGTCGTAGCGCGTTCACTTTTCGACAAACTATTAGCTTTAGATCTAGGAAGACAACGATCAGGGTTACTCTTATCTTTTGAAGTACCACATTTACCTTTGATAGAGCCATCTGATCCAATCCTAACCCAGTCCTGTTTCACCCATTCTTTAAGCTGACCCATTTTAGGCTCTTTTCTTCTTACCTAACACACGTTTTAAAGTTCTTGCCTGACCTGCGTGTAATTTAGAGGCTTTGTTTAAACCTTTAACGACTTTACGAACTTTTTTCCTATTTGATTTTGTTAAGCTCATTTTCCTTTCCTCTTTCCGCCTTTTGACTTTTTGGCGTAGTTAGGGTCTTTACAATACTTTGATGCGGCCAAGTTTGCATACGCTGACGGGTATGTGTCAAATGTGCGTTTAGCCCATGCCTTGCCTTCGGGACAGATCTTACCACCACTTTTTACCTTCCCCCCTTTTTTCATGCGTACAACACTACTTTTACGAGTTGGACAGGAGCCTGCTCCTAAATTAACCGCGCTAGTCATGTTAGACCTCACTTATTTCTTATAAACGGCATTGTTCTCAAAGCTGCGCCCTGTAAATTCTTCCCACATAGGCTTCAGCATGACATGTAACTCATCTATTTTTCTACTGTTTTGATCTGTTTGTACAGACATTACAGCTATATTCTTGTCCACGTCTATCAAAGTAGAAGATATCCAAGTAACGCCAGTTACGCACACACCCACTAAAGCAACAAAAAGAGTGCCTACCACAAACTGTTGATTTAACATTTCCATCTCCTACGAGCAGCGCAAATACGCTTTTTCGGTGTTTTTGAACAATTTATGTTATGCATCTTCATCTGGCCTTTAGAACGACTACAGTATGATTTACGACGTTTTGCGTCTTTACTGCCCGGTTTTACTTTGCCCGTCACAGCCGTTTTTAATTTAGAACCGGGATTAGCTTTTCTATAAGCTGCAACACCGGCTTTTGTCATTCCCGCCCCAGATTTTGTGGGGCGGAAATTTTTCTTGTTACGCTTTGGCATCGTAGCTTTACGAGTTGCCATCTAGTTACTCCCTACGCATACTTCTTACGCATGTATAACATAATCGTATAAGTGTCCGCAGAGGAGTGACCAACTGTTGTAAATAAAATATCTCCAGTTTTTCCACTGCCTGCATTGTTAGTTAAACCGCCGAAAGAGTTGTAATCGTGATGACCACTTTGGTTTTCACCCAACTCAATACAGAAAGCATTAGAGGTGGCGTCAAACAGGATTATTACTTTCATCCCGTTACACTGCCACCAAATACGTTCTATAACGACTTCACTACACGCAACACCGTCTAAACTACTGGCCAAAGCTGATACATCTACCTTCTTTACGGCAGACTCTCCGGTCCCGTCAGAGACGTTAGTAAACTTCATAACGGCATGTTTAGGACCATCAATCAGCGTTTGTGAGGTTACTGCATCCGCCATGTAAATCTCCTTTTATGAACAACTTACTAGGCCACCTGAACGTATTCAATGATGAACGTGAAAGACCCGGCTGTCGTAGCATCTACAGTGTTTGTAATGTTACAGAAAATTGTTCTTTCAGCCGAAGTGTATTGAGGAGAAACTGGCGCAGTAGTTGCATTTTGTGTTGTCGCAACTAATGTGGTAGTTGTCACGTTACCAACAACAACAGTTGTTCCACCATCAAGGATCTCATCCGTTATAGCTGCAACAATCTGTGCTCCAGAACTAGAAGTGCCGACCTCATATCCAATATCACCTGTTCCAATAACTGGGGCGGTAACACAAAAGATTTTAATGTCAGTAATGATCGTGTTGGCGGGCTGTGTAAACTCACCGATAGCAGGACTATCCCCTGCTGTTGTGTTTACTGTTACACCTGTTGCAAAACCAACGTGTTTTACGAATTTGTTTGTGATAATGCCCGTAGAGGCGATAGAAGAGGTTTCTGTTACCGCACCTGTAGATGCGTTTTTATTTATAACCTTGAAACCATTTTCGGAGCGTACTGCTCCGCTAAAAGTAGTGGTAGCCATTTGAGTCTCCTGTCTTGGCTAATGTCAGCCGCCCAATGCGACTGTCAGGAAGTGAAAAAACTATACAATAAAAAAGAGCGGCTGTGAAGCCGCTCTTTAAAAACCTCTCTACGGGAAAAGAGGTTGTTAGGCTGCGCCCGGTGTTCCAAACACACAACGCCAATCAGAAACGCCGAAGCTGTAACGCTCACGGGCCTTGAACCGCATGTTTCCGGTGTCAAAGTCACCTTCCATAGCAGTCTTGATTGGAGAACGGTTAAAATGTTTGAAACCGTTAGGTGCATCGGTCTTGATGAAAAACGCATCTGTATCTGTCAAGAAATGGTTAACTACCGCCCCTTCAGGAAGCATGCCCATGTTCTTGATAGCATTTGCGTCGTTATCAGCCGTTGCTGAACGCAAGTTTGAGTTAATCACACGCTCTGCGATAAACTGCAATTCTTTTGGAATGATCAGTTTCATTCCACGAACTGCGATTTTCAGACCACGCTCATCAGTGAAACCTGCAATATCAATCAACATCTGCTCAAGCGAAGTTTCGTTCAAGTCAGCAGCGGTTGAAAGCAAGTTACGCTGGTTACCTGTGAGTGAGGGGTGTGATGAAGAACAAAGTGCTGCACCATCACCGATTGCAGATGCGCCTGTGCTGAACGCATTGTTCAGGATAGCCGCAGCTTTAATCTGCTTGGTCTGGGCCATAGAGCGGGCCAGAGCCTTGGTGTAGCGTGATGCCAGACGGTCATACAGATTATCCTCAATGGCTTCCTCAGTAATTGAGAACGCCAAAGCGATTGTCTCGTGTGTGTACCGGGCAGTGAATGTCTCTTGAGCATCGTCAAAAGAGATGGCTGCGCCTTCTTCTTTAGTCGGTGCTGTTGAGAAACCCCCAAGCATCACTT